TGTCAATGAGTTATTTAGCGACGGATTCTGTTATTTGCGCCTGTTGGAGAAGAAAGATGCTGCTGCTGCGCGCAGTGAACTGGGATTTTGTCCCACGCTGGTTGACTTTTTGGGTTATGTTGATGAGCACAGACTCAAGATGAAATCGCTCACGTTCGTTACACAGGGCAACTTCGTGCATGTGTTTGAAGATGCTAAAGCTGTCAAAGGTTGTGATCGTTTGCTGCGGGAACTTGGTCGTAGTAATATGTATTTTATAGGCGCTAGTTTTTCTATGGATTCTGATCATGTTGATTTGGATGTTTTGAGAGTTTTTAAGCGCAACGTTCTTTGGAGTTTGGCGTTCAGGATTTTGTCTGTTTTTCTCACATTGATTGTTGGAGTGTTATCTTCCACGGTTGTTTCTTCAGCTGTTTCTGTAGTTTGTGGGTTAATATGCAATCTAATATATGGTGAGTACTATGTCGACGTGGATGATTACGGTCATTTTGTCGTAGGATCTGAAGCTATTTATTACACGGTGGTTAGTTTCTTGTTTTATGTGGCATTTTTCTTTGGCGTTTGGCGTCTGGTGTTCCTGTTTGTTTTGTACGTTGTTGTGCCTGTGTTTAACTTTGCCAGGAGTGTTTTTGAAATGTATCCGTTCCCTGCCAAAGTAGGTCAACAACTCCGATTCGAGCATCCCGACTCATGGATGTTGCGTGACGTTGTGCAGTTCAAGGGTGTCACGGTCAATAGACTGCTGTGTAATATGAAACTGATGACAGGAGGCACGACCAACACCACTAATCATTATGCAGCCGCGTCATCAAGTCTCACTGCTAAGGAAATCCCGTACAACGTTTCAACAAAGAGAGGATTGATGAAACGTATTAGATCTCTTCTTGCTTTTGTTAATTTGAGGGACGTTACCGTATCTCAACCGCCAGTTACCGGCCGTTACGTCCCTCCAAAAACTGTGATTCCTGATTTGTTGACGAGTTCTCAATTGTCCATTTTAGAAAAAGGCATTGGAATGTCCATAGTGGGATCTAAAGCAGCAGTACAAACAGCTCACAAGGGAAATTACATGATTTACACCAATGCAATCAATTACATCTATAGCAGCATACCCGAAGG